CCGTAGGAACTACGGGGATAGCCTGCTAAATGTATCTTGATGTTTGAGACCGACGCAGGAAGCTTCAACCTTTAGGTTGAAGTAGTTCACAACACTAAATATAACTCTGTGGTTGACCTATAACCACAGAGTTCACTAATCAGTAGTTCGCTTCATGGAGATCAGAAATATGCGTTTCTTCTATTAAAGCTCCTACATAGTCATACCTAAATATTTTCTTGTTATCCTGGCGTAGCCATATAGTTTGAAATCCTCTGTCCCATGGAGTGCTATTGCCATAAAACACATGCCGGTAATGAACAGTTCTAGCACCATCCTCGTTAACGTCACGAATGTGATACCAGAAATCGGCATTCACGTTAGGCAATGTATCCTGAAAACCGAGTTTTATGGCGCGTTGCACGACTTGATGTTTAAATAAAGATAGTTGAAGCATGTTATATTCTCCTATAGTTTTAAACTTAGCAAGGAATTAAGTGTCAAATCCACCAAATACTTTGTTGCTGTTAGCTTGTTTAACAAAACCGTATAAAACTAATAAAGCACACTGAACACCTGTTTTATCGTTCTGACCTTGCGCTTCTTGGTTCATCGCGGGTCCAAATCCTTTAGCTTTAGGCGCAGTTATTTTCAAGTTTTTAAAACAAATTTTAGCGGCTTCGTCTGCCCATCCCCATAAATCCCTGGCTTCATTCTTAGCCCATTTAAAAGACTGTTCAACACTGGTTATTTTCTTGCTAACTTTATTTTGCAAAATTTTAGTAGCTTCAGCTTCAGTTAATACTCCATTCCATGTAACCGATACGCCTAACGACTTTAAAGCTATGTTAATGTCCGGAGGTGATAAACTATTTTCTTTACCTAAACCTGTACTTTGTCTGTCACTGCTGCTATCTATTAAAGATTTTATTCCTAGAATAGTAGACTGTAAACTAAATAACTCTTTTAATGCGGATTGCCTAGTTTTAAATATGTCTCTAGTTGACCTTGCATTTCTGCCAAGCATGGACTTATGCTTGGTTAAGATCATAGTTTTAATGCTGCTGATAACTTTAGCGTATTTGTCGTCTTTATTAGCTTTGGTATTTTTAGGTTTCGTGGTGTTGTTAGCTGAGACTGATCCTGAGCCTTTAAACTTATTCATGATAGCTGTGTATGTCTGATATGCATCAAAATACTGCGAACTTCCCCAAGCGAACACTGAAATTTTCATATTTTAATCCCTCTAGTTTTTAAGCTGATATATTTAGTACTGGACAAACTCATAGGTATTTCCTATAGGTTTTGATTGTAACTCCGAATAAACATGCTAATACCATTACCTAAACTATCCAGACTGCTGATATCTAGTTTATTAAGTAAGGATAACTCTTTGGAACTTGAACATCTTAATACATAAATTTTCATTATTGGAAACCTTAAACTCGCTTAGTGTTAAATGTAGAAAAGCCGGCGATTGAATAACACCACCGGCTCTTTCAATCTATAACTTATATTTCATTCATAGGTTAGACGAAGAAATAAGTCTAGTTGCTGCTCCAAGTCTCGTCTCGCCCAATTACCGAGATTGCCACATACTGGCTGAATACATTGTGCAGAAGTTCCGATGATTTTACGCCCACCTGGTAATGTAGCAAACAACACAGCAAAATCATCAATAACAACTCCTGATACTGCGGCTATTCCGCGAGACCGCCCTGTGCTAGTCTCACCCAGATCTATTGGCCCAGTAAACGGAGCCAAAGGAATCCTAACAACAGATGGGTCAATAGGAATCACCTCCGGGTCAGGGCAAGGTGTTGGATCAAAATCAGGCCCGAAAGAGTTACAAGCCAGAGTCGGTAATGTCGTAATACAAAGCATTAAAGCTAAAGTCGTAGTTAATTTTTTCATTAGTAATCTCCAGTTATGGTAGGGTTCTCTATTGTGTAACAAACTTTAAATTAAACAAAAAATCTAACGATTAAACAAGGTAGTACAATATGAAAATATATGTTTTTCTTAGCAATGCCCCTCAATACGCGGCAATTCAATTTGCTTGCGATAATAAAAGGTTTGGGACAACTAAACATGCTGCGCAAAAGGCGCTGTACTTAGATCTTAAACAAATTAAAAATGTTACTTTGTTACTACAAGACTGGTCAGATGGAGTATCTTTGGAAGCTATTTTTAAGGCTGGAAATAATCTGGCTCAGAATAAAATATTAGCAGTTGCTAAAAAACACAGCATTAAAACCCGACTATATAAGTACGTTGACATTATTGACGCTGAGTATATCAGGATGGCTAAACTAGGAAAACACCCATCACAAGTAAGGTATTAAACTTTAGAAAAAGCCAGTGATCAGTTTTAATCACTGGCCTTTTTGCGACACCGATAATCTTAGTATGTATAAAATAATTTAACATATTTCTGGAGTACGTCACATTATGTTCACCACACCAATTTGCTTGATACGACAAGTGACTGAAAAGAATATATTTGTTGTTAATGAAGACTTGGTCTATGAATCCACCTTGGTTTGTAGTCGTATTAGTGTTCTACCTGGATTCAGGACAAACGGTGTTTCATCTCCGCGTGTTTTTTGGTCAGTTGTTTCCCCGTTCTCTGGACTTCACTTAGCTCCTGCTATTCTTCACGATTGCTTGTACGAGACCAAAGTGTTCGATAGGAATACCTGCGACAATATATTTTATGAAGCTTTGATCTCTTGCGGCGTAAGTAAAACAATGGCTTATGCTATGTTTAAGTCGGTCGCTATGTTTGGTGAAAACGCATGGCAAGCAGCTAGTCAAGGTGTTAGTGAGGACTCACTAGCTATGTTTATTGATATTAAAACACTTTAAGCTCGTTGTTTAACAATTTAGTATAACCACATAAAACTACAGAAAATAAAAATTCGGACGATAGAAAAAGGCCATCAGACTTAATATCTGATGGCCTTTTCTTTTACTTCAAAAAATCCATTTTTTCAAAACATGCTCCAGATTGCTGTACATGTACTGCGGATCAAATTTTCACTGCCTTACAGATGGCCTTACTATTTGACAACGTCATGGATATAATTTCACTCATAAACCAGCCGCGAGTGCTGTTACCAGAATCAGCACCAGAAGTCGGAGTGCTGCGTACACCACCACGATCACTATAAGCGCCCATGAACTCAGGAGTCGACAGGACGTAAATTTCACCCGGTTCCAGAACCTTCTGGTTCGGCGCACGGAAAGCGTCAGTGACCAGAGTCATACCCAACAGCGTACCGATGTAACCGTTCAGCACCAAGTCATACTTGGTGATTGGGTCAAGCAGCGTACCAAAATCAGCATTGCCAGTAATGTCCGTCCAGAAATCGTTAGCAATAATCGCAGTCGTAACAGGAAGATTCCAGCTGGCTACGGTCTGACGAATCTTAGACAGAATTTCCGGGGTCAGGTCGCCAGCAATATACTGAATGGGGTTGAACATACCAACAGACATATCAGCAGCAGACTTCCACAGACGATCTTCCTTGACCATAATCGCAGCAAGACCTTCATTGTACGCATATTCCAGCAAATCACCATGAACCTGCTCGATGTCCATCAGTTCAACACGCAGGTTAGCGGTAACTTCAAACTCGTCCGGCTGATACATTTTGCCACGAACCAGCTGGAACCCGACATTCGCCGAGCTAGTCGCAACAACAGCGATACTATCATGCGTCGGCATGGTAATACGCGCAATTTCACCCTGACGCAGAGTGTTACCTAGCAACAATCTACGCATAAAACCTTCACGCGAAGCTTGTTCGTTAATCTGCGTAGCAATGCTGGAACCCAAAGCCGACCAAGTCTTGCCAGTCGGATCAGCGTAAGCAGCGGCTAGAACCTCACGACGCTCTTGGACTTCGCGTGAACGTGCTTGCTGGTTGGTCATAGAAGACGCCTGCATCACATTACCGCTTTCCACTTCCGTCATCAACTTGGAAATCGCGCCAAGCAGATCTTTCTTGCTATAGGCGTTAATTTCACCAGTCGACGAGGACAGAGCACGTTCGCTACTCTTGCCAAAACGCAGCTCTTCAATAGGATCGCCGTTCTTAAGAACCATCTGAGCACCGGCATAAGGATTGTTCGACATCATGATATACACTCCACCACAAATTTTTGTTTAAGTTAATAAAACCAGTTTAAAATATAAAACTTAGCTCAACCGAACGGTCAGGTAAGGGTCATCCAAGCCGGGGGTATTCATTACCGTAGCATTGGCAACAACAGCGCCAGTACCAGCAGTAGTCAGCTTGCCATTAACCCCAACGCGCACTGCCAAAGCAGTAGACCAATCGACCGAAGCATCAAAATAGTTGGTGGAGAATGTACCACGAGTAATCATGCCAATCGTGTCCATAGACCGGAAAGCCTGACCACCAATAATCGCATGACCAACAAAAGTCGCAGCTTCAAGAACTGTCGGTTCATACATATACTGCACAAACACCGATTTACCATTCTCACCGGCAAAGAAAGTCAGAGTGGTTCCGACCAGCATGACCTGACCATTGTTAGCAGGAGCAGTTCCTACAATTGTCTTAGCCGCACCGGCTACTTTAATCAAACACTGACCGGCCAGAGGAGCGCGAACAAGGTTATGAACAAGACCAGTGCCGACGATAAACTCTTCGACATTAGGAGCAAAAGCCGGTGGGACATTACGAGCAAGACTAACACCGGCAAAAACTTCAGTAGTAAGACCGGCAGAGGGCTTAACTTTGGTAATGCCGTTTTCCTTAGAAAACACCAAAGCAATTCCTTCTTCCTGAATAACCGTCGCACTCACTACATCCTGGTGTTCGGTGTGAAAAATACGAGTATATTTCATGTTAAGCATGGTATTTACCTTATCAAGGTTGAGTTTTAAAACAATGTCAAATCTATTGTTTTGGTTTATTGGCCTATAATAAACTACAATACAATAGGATATTTACTAAACAAAAATTAAACAATTATTACGCCTATATCAACGCCGACGTCCCAAAGAAGACACAACCTTAAGAATACGAGTATCCATCTGGTTAGTATTTTCAGAATTTCCTGCACTCGACGATACTGAAACTGAATTGGAAGTATTCAATCCTGTGGTAGGATGCCCAACCTGTTGCAGACTATCCTCAACAGTTTGGTTGGAAGTATAAGAATGCGAGCTAGACGCTGTGGAAGTGTAGTTAGTTCCAACAACCGCAGCAGTCAGTTCGTTCTGAATTTCCAGCGGTTTACTCACAATTTCCTTTGCTTTTTCAAACAAAGTCTTATGGTAAGAATCGGCCTGTGTGGAGAACACATTGTCAATCAGAGTCTCAGGGTTACGCACTCCAGCAGACGACAAGCTATTCCACAAAGCGACCTTAACAGGGTTAGTCAGGTTTCTAAAGAAACCACGGTTGATACCAACAGCAGCTGTAGATAACGCCGCCAACAGTCTGCCATCATAATCGTCAAATTCTACTTTGGTTTTCTCGGTAAGTTCAGCCTTAGCTGTCTCGACTTGCGCGGCAACCAGCTTGTTAATGTTGTCCTTGACCTTAATCTTGGCAACAAAAGGCTTAAAACCCATGTCGGTCAAAGATTGCTTAATACCATTGACCTTGGCAGAGGCAACGGTAGCTTCAGCAAACGCTGGGTCATGGAAGATACCCTTGTGCTGAATACTAGAAGCCAAAGTTGCAAACGCAATCGGGGTGCCTTTGTAGAAAGCAGTCCAAGTGTCATCGCGTACCGTGTGGTTGTTACTATCTACAGAAGACAAACTACCACAGTACACAATGTTAAGAAACTCAGCCTTAGTATTATCAGTTTCGGTAACAGTTTCCGCCAACAGGCTCATGTTAACCATGTTTTTCTGCGCGGAAATACCAGAAGCGACTAGTTGCTCGTAGTCTTCAACAGCGTCATTCTCAGCGTCATCGCTCTTAAGCTTGGCATCGCGATAAGCTTTAAGATCTGCTACCTTAACCTTCTTGCCCGTTTCAACAGTATTAGCGTCCGAGCTAATTTCGTCACCGTCAGTAGTTTCATCGCTACTGTTACTAATATTACTAGTGTTAAGTTCTGTATCGTCTTCCAGAGAACTAATATCGAAGTCGTCAAGGTCAATACCGCTGTCGTCAATACCATCAGTATTACTAGTCGACGTAATATTACTAGTATCTATCTCCTCGTCCTGAATGTCATCTTCAAGAACCGGAACAATAGCTTCTTCGATGTCTTCTGGATCTTTCAGGTCACTTGCACACATCGGGCAATGAACAGGAGACTGAGCTGAAGTAACAATATAAACAGCGCAATCTTTAGAAGTACACTGGTACAGGTCAGCAATCGAATGGTCATGTGTCGAGGACAATGATTCAATAAACTGCGGCGACTTACGGGTAGAAACCTGACTGTTACCGTCAATAAGGTCGCCAGTCATCACATTGTGACGAAACACCTTAGCGTCTGATGCCAAAGTAGCAAAACCCATACTGGAGTCAGAAGAAGCCACAACCGACATCGGAACTTTAGACACCAACAAAGCACGGTACTTATTCAGCGCCTTGGTCTGAGTCCGTGAAATAGCTACCAAGCTATCGCATTTCACAACAAATTCATCTTCGTTTGGTTCGCGCATATTATTACTCGACTTAGAGGCCAAAGCATGAGCTTCGTGCCTAGCTTCACTAATGAGCTCATCTCTAATAGCTTCAAGCTCTCGGTTAGAAATTAAAATATCACTGTCGTCAGTATTATCGCCGACAGAAGCCGATTCACTAAGCTCCCCTGATACATCATCATACGGGTTTTCATCGCCTTCAAACTCAGCGACTTCATCGTCAGACATTTCAGTAAGGTCGAACGGTTCAGCACCGCCAGAAATGTCGGTCAAACCAGAAGATTCACTTTCATAATCTTCGTCGTCTTCTTCATCTTCGTCGCTGACGTCATTAAAAGAAATATCTTCGTCGTCTTCGTCCTCGTCTTCTTCGTCGTCCTTACTAGCAGACTCAGACACCTGATTGGCAATTTCAATGTCTTCAGGAGCAGTAATAACGTCACCAAGTTCTTCAAAAGACAGAACATCGGAAATTTCTTCGTCATTTTTTTCTGAACTTAGGGATTCATTACACATCGGGCAGTACTTAATAACGTCCTTGCAGTCATAGATCAAATGCGTACCGCAGCCTGATTTACCATCGTCACCTGCACATACATTGTAACGGGCAGCAACTTTAGCAGAGGACTTGGATTGAAACTGAACAGCAGACAATGCTTGCGGAACATCACGCAAGTCAAGCTCACCTGTAATTGGGTTCGACATTACAGTTTCATCAGGGTGAGCGTTAGACATAAACAAAAAGCTATTGCCACGATCAGTAATAGCAACAGCATTTTGCCCAATAGCAGCATCATGGTAAGCTATAGCCGCTTCACTAAGCGACCCGCCTACTGCGATGATGCCTAAAAACGGCAAATTTTGACTATTCGACATGAAAATACTCCAGGTGAAGTAATGAACTTCAATAACAGAGATAGTTGGAAACATTCACAGATTAACTGAGTCCAACAACGAAATTCAAGTTATTAGGTTAGGATTGACCAACATCAGGGTCGCAAAATTGATCCGATTGCTGATACGTAAGCAGGATCAGCAACAACGCTCGTTTCAAAAGCAAACATTTTATGGCAATGCCGGTACACTAACCGTCCTGTATCTCGATCTTGGTAGGTTCGGCATTTTAAATAGGTGTGAGTACATGGTTTTCCAGCAGACGGGGACACAGTGTTACCACATAAAGAGCAGCTATAACTCTGATAGTAAATGCCTATACTCACTGTATTGGCTTCACCACTATCTATTTTCTTACACAATTCAGGGTCTTTGGTTTTGTCAAACGCCAATAACTGAATAAGCTTAGCGTGTTTATTATTAGCAAAACCTTTTAAAGGTCTTAAAAAGACATCTAAAATAACACCTTTCGCTTGTTTCATGTCCGAGCTATTGTGTTCTAAGTAGCAATTATGGACTACAACTCCGTTTGCTGTAAATTGTTCAGCTGTTGTTTGAATGTCATAGACTGGTTCAGCTACAGTATTATGTGTAACCGATTCTATTGAATCGAACACAAAATCCCCTAATAGTTGATCTAACCTACTCTTGTAAGATGGGTTAAGTGGTTTTAGTATACTGCTTAAAGTTTTTACCGTGCTTGGCTTAGTGAGCTTACCTCTATCATAACCTGTAACAGCCACACTAATATTAAGTTTTTTACCTTTATGGTCATGGTAAACAGCACTCGCTCCAGTTCCAGTCCTATGTATACTCGCGACTTTTTTGGACCAATCCCTCACATGTGGTATTCTTCTACTGTGAGTTACCCAACCATCTTTTTCTGGCTGGTCTGCCCTTCGCTTTTCTATTTTTTCCATTGCTTTCTGCTTATTGCTTGTCACAACACCGACTTCGCGCATAAAAGCTAGACCTTCACTTTGTGCTAACTGGACAGACCATAGTGTTTTATGGTTACTTTGTTTTTGTGTTTTGTTATATTCAGACACAGTGGCAGTATAACCTAACGACTCTATTAAAGTCTTCAACTGCTGTGCTAACTCAAATGACACAGTGTACATACCTACCATAAAACCAGATAAACAACCATCCCCTTCGATGTAAGCTCTAAAAAATTCCAGTATATGCCTACGCTTTGCTTGTAAAACACAAGCTGGAACAGTCTTATCACAGGCAGTAGCTATAGACAACCCTATTTTTTCAAGCCAAAGCTTAACACCGTCGCTAGAAAATGTAGCAACATACCCTGTTTTAGACCTTTTTATTACTCTATACCTATTTTCATTAGCTTCATACATTACACCATCTTGTCTTTTTCTAGTTATTATTCTTGGTGTTTTACCGAAACAAGATTTGAAACACTCGACATAATCGTCAATAAGTTCTTGATCGGTATTGTGAAAGTCTATACTATGTGTCACACAACCTTCTGAAATCAAATAACCAAGTAAACGAGCTAGTTTATCAGTCATTTTTCCAGGAACAGACGTGACTGTAGTACGTGAAGGTTTATACACAAGGCTATTATAAGACTTGCCGGTTTTTTCATTCGTAACAGTGGAAGTACTAGCATACAACTCATTAATAGCATTAAGCGCTGTTTTAAACAAAAGTGTTTGGTTACTCAGAATTTTATTACCTCCGAGTCTAACTATCACTTTGTCGTCTTGCTTAAGATCTCCTGCGTTTACCCATTTTAAAATACAATCCTTAGTCATTACCATAAACGGGTGATCAGCTGTAGTTTTTAGAAATTTTCCAGCTTTCGTTAAGACGTTGACCGTTTTATGGTAGCCGGTTTTAGCCCATTCTTTTATTTCAGCTGTACCGTCTTTAGTCAGTACAGTCTTGGCTTTTCTAGCTCTAATATCCTCGATTGGTATAAGACCTAAATCTGTTGCTACTAACGCTCCAGATGCTATGCAAGGTTTACCACGAAAAGTACGATATGCAGGCATTCCTGCTGTGGTTGAAAAATCTAGAAGTTCTGATAAATCGACGCTATCACCATTGGTGTTGGGAATCGAGCTGATCATAGCCGGAACTGTCATCAGCACATAGTCATTTAAATTCTTGGAAATTCCGTAATAAGGCGCAGCAAGCGGAAGCCAAAAAGAGGCGTCAATAGGTGTTTCTACACTATTACCAGTATGATCACCAACATCGGCTAGTTTAATTTGCTGCGTTTTAGCAAGGTCTGTGTCAGACACATGTATAACTTCATGAGTCTGTCCTAATGAAAACGAGCTATTACTAAACATTTTTAACGGATTAACTATGGTTTTCATCGGGTCAACTAAACTGGATTCTGAGTAAAGAGCGTCGTAGTTGTCAAACATGTTGTTAGTGCTCGTAGTTGCAGTATTTACATCTATAGTATCTAGTAAACTAGCAGACGCTTTCTGTGTCCAACGTTCGGGAAAGTTCCATTTAAGCTTTTCTGTAGTTTTCTTAGTAATCATGTGCTTAAAAATACCTACAGTATAAGCATAAAACCTACTGTCATCTTCACTCGATTTACCAAGTTTAAAGCCGTTGTCTTCAGCTATCTTCTTAGCTTTACCCCAAAGGTGCTCAGTCTGTTCTTTGGACAGTTTTCCTACTCTTGCTACTTTTTCTATAAGAGCGTTAGGCATAATTGTTACCCAATTAGAAGCCAATCTGTTGCTAAAAGATCGTCTTGTTGCGGAACCCAAGGCATAATAACACCGTCTTTTCTTTTCATGTCAATATGTGCATGGTACTTAATTTTTGTGCCCTCAGGATATATTCCTAACAACGGTGGACGGTTTACTACAAACTCCGATACTTTTACTAGAAAAACAAAAACAGACTCAAGGTCTTCTACTGTATGGTGTGTCAAATTTGAAAGCTTAGCGTCGTTTAACCACCCTAGTCTTGTTAACTTACTTCCAGATTTTATTGACATTAAAGCATCTGAGAAGTTAAAAGTATGAAATGGTAGTGAGCCTACATTATTAAGTGATTCGACTTTATGCATATGTTTTATTCCGCAGTGAACTCTTTGCTTTGTTTTTTAACAAACTCTGTCAATCGTTTAACAACATCCTCAGGAGTATGACCATCCCATTCAGGGGCTAGTGTTAAAGTTTCAATACCACTATTATCCAGCATTGACCACATCCATTGTGGCAAATGGTAACTTATTGAACCAGTAGGAAGGTGCATTCCAGCAATAAACCAATCGTGGAAATGACTACCGTCAAAATGCCCTTTAGCTCTCCATGAAATTTCAGGCATTGATCGCAATAAAGCAACAAACAATATACAGCGATGGTCATACAATTCCGCTAATGTGTGGTACCCATCTGATACCTGATCGTCATTACACTCAATTGTTAATACTGTTTTCTTAGACATAATATTTTCCTGTGTGTATTATTTTAACCTTTACAGGAGGGCATTAAAAAAGTCAGCAGGTATGACCAAACTGACTTTTTAATAAAACTAAAGCTTTAAGATTATTAGTTGGTAATACCAGCAGCTTTATAACTGCGATTAACGCGGAGAGCATTAGTACGCATGTTTTCAAAAGACTGAGTCAACAAGTCAGGACACATAGAAAAATCATCAGACGGGCAAGGTCCAGACCACCCCATTACTTTGAAACCTTCCGTGGTGTTGGAGCAAGGACCAGGCCCAACACAAGCACCATTAGAGGGGAGTTTTGTGCCAGGAACCACAGCAACAGCAACAGAAAAGTTTTCCACTCTATAATATACAACAGGAGAACACCCTTGAGGAAGACAAAGTTCTTGCGAACTAACCGCAGGTCCACAAGCAGGACTAAAACAAGGTTCTTGGCTTTGGACATTGGTACTAAATACGGTAGCAGCCAAACCAAGCAAAGCTTTAAGATTATTCATAATAACTCCAAGTTCAAATGGTTGTGAATTTAAAAACACTTGAATGTGTTATAACATTCTATTATAGATTACACCATTTTAGCTTTCTGTGCGTCGCGCAGTGTAACGCTGTTGTTTTTTCTAGACTTTAAGTAAAATTCCATTTTTTCTTTGTCCTGACTGGACAGCCATTCTATGAGGTCTGACCCTGCAAATTTCGATACATGTTTAAATTCTTCGTGGTCAGTCTTAGTAGGATTTATTAACGAACTTATAGATGTATTTACTTTCTTAGGTGTAGCTTTAAACTTGGACAAGGTTTCATGTGTAGAATTTTTAAATGGTAAAGGCTTGTCTTTATAACGTTTTTTAACACTGCCGAAGTACATAGATACTAGCTCTTTATCGTACTTAGCCAGTGTGTTTAAATGCTCATGCTCTGGCATATTTTCTCTAAGAGCTTTAAGGTGGTCGAGCATCATAGACTCAGCAGCTTGTCGTTTCGCTTTATTGGGTTGTTTTCCTTGCAAGAAATCCGCCATACCATTATAAGCTCTATGCATAGATACTCTAGGTGCTTTTTTAATAGTATTTAAATGCTTTTCTGCCATTTTATCCATTTGCTTATAAGCATTTTTTCTAAACCCGTTCCAATGATGGTGTTCAGGATGAACAAATGGTAAGTTTGTTTCCTTAACTACTGACCTTTCTCTCTGCTCTTGTAAATGTTTAGCCCGTTCCTGTTTTGTAGGTTTATGCTGTTTATTATGCTTAGCGTTAGGCGAAAACTTAGATAGACCTGTACCGTCCCCGATACCGGCATTTTTTAGAAGTTCATCACTAGTAAACCATTTTTTCTTAGGCTTTGGTGATTTAGTACTACGCTTTTTACTATTAAGCTTCTCGTGGTGGTTTCTCGGGTCAGTTACTTTTTGAAAAAGCTTTTTACTATTATGGCCTTCACCATCTTCGTTTATTTTATTATATGATTGTTTCTTTCTAGTTTGTTTGTGGTTTCTCATATAACGACGCTGCTCGTCTTTAGAAAGTTTCTTCCACCAAGCAGCGTCAGTTCTACTATTAGTCTTTTTATTAGTAAGACCTGATTCTGATATAAACGCAGGTAACTCAACGTAAATTTTCATATTATGTGTCCAGTATATATCAGGTCAAAGCGTTTTGCCAAATTACTTGTGGCCCTGTACGCCACCAACCATACCCATTTTGGTTAGTATCGGCTACAAGTTCATCAACATTATCGTAATAAGCATCGTGACCATCAAGACTCATAGTTACAGTGTCAAACATAACACAGCGTACCATTAAAGGGTAAGGGCCAACTGGCTGTGTATATATAGTATTTGTTCCGTGTATATACCCTTTTTTGTCTACAGTTGTGTCTGGCCAAAATCGCTGCACCCAGTCAGTTTTACTACCATTATCTGTTATAGTAAAAACTCCACCAGTTGTATTAGACTTAGGGGAGTATAGAACTCTTGGGGTTGCAACTATTTCCTCTCTACCGTCAATAGTAGTCAGTGTCGGAATAAACTCATACCAAATAAAATAGTAATAGACAGGCAATGGAGTCTTATTAACAATTTTAGCAGAATACTTAAAATAAGTCATATCTCCTATTAGTCTATGTACATATAAGTTAAGTGATGGTGCAGGTAAAACTTGCACCATCACCCTAAATTCATCAGACGACTGCCACGAAGTCGTAATAACAAACCTAAAACAATCTATTCCTTGGAATCTCGAATGTGGAATATAACGAATTTTACCATATTCCATATTTCTGTAGAAAGTTCCATGTACAGGGTCACTGGTAGGCTTAACTATGTTTAAAAAACCCCTTTGGTTTAAAGTTTGCCGTAATTGGTAATTGTCAGATGGTTGCCAAAATAAGTAATCATCAAACCCCATTCTAACTCGCTCAGAAGTAGGGTTTGCGCCCTGTATTAAAAATTCCGTAAAGTCTATGTCAACATGCTTACCCTGAAAACAAGTCACTTTAATTTCACGAGCTAATGGCTTGTAGTTATACCAATATGGAGGTGTTATAGCGACAGATGCCATTTTAATATAGCCTCGCGATATTTTAACTTTATTAAGCAGGCGATAGCACTAAGCTCTTAGAATCAGAGTCAGGCTCTACGGTACTTTTGTCCGCCTGTTTTTTATCGAACTTATCTTTTAGCTTAGTGGCGTACTTACGGTAGGTCAGGTATATCTTAATCGTCTTGAACAAAGCGTTAATAACATTTTCAGCATAGTCTACCCACTTATTAGGTAGGAAAATTTTCAGTAAAAATACTAATATTCTTTCAGCTACTGACAACACTGAGTTAATACCTGTATCGTTAATAATAGACCCTATATCGTCGTATAAGTTACTATATATTGTGTTATTAGTAGAGTCGTACTCCTTTAATGTTTTTATATCTATTCCTTTATAGACAGTTTTAATACTGTCACCAACAAACGTATTATCGTGAGCTATTTTCTTAATAGCTGGTGGACTTGCCAGCTTGTCATTGTACATAGCCTTAGACTTAACGTTTTCATCTATACGTTTAACGACTGTTTCAGCAAATTCCTTTTCAGGAAGCTTTGTTACAATATTTAGGTCAATCTTATATTTTTTTAGAATTTTACGTATTTCTTGGTACTTATGTTCATCACTAGAGTTATTTTCATCAATAGTAACTTTATTAACTCTATCTTTGCGAGCTTTAGTTCTATTACTTTTGCGTTTTCTAGCTTCAGCTTTAAATTTATTCACATATATATTCATTTTAATCACGCCCAAACAAGCTGCGACGATTTCCAGTTACCCAAGCTAAAACTCTAAACACAACAGCAAGTACGATATAGTACCATACATACGGGGCTATAACTTTTATAGCATCAATAAGTCCAGTAGAGCTAGTTTGTGCAGCATCACTTAGTATTGTTAAATTCTTAGTTTCTGTCTTTCCAATACCAAGTTTGGCTTTTATAAATGCTTTAATGTCTTTTACTGTTTTAAACGGATTTGTTTTTAGCTGTTCAAGCTTTTTAAATTCATCTATTATGTAACTATATAAACGATTAATAATACCTTTGGTATTTATTTCCTGCAAAGGTACATTTTGCCCATTGTCCTTAAGAATTTTTTGAATACGGAGTGCTTGATCCGATGTTAAATCGGTCTTAGAACTAACTTCTGACACTTTAAACATAGAGTCATGTGAATCTAAGTAAGCTTGCATACTTGGTGAGCTATTCGCTTTAACAATCATTTTCATGTGAAATACCCTAAAAGTTAAAATGTCGCGTCTGCGGCGTACTTAATACCTTTGTAAGCAGCTTCTGCTGCTTTTTCTGCTGCCTGTGCTTTTTTTAAACCCGGCGAAAACATGTAAGTTTTAAATCTCTCTTGGACTATTAGCTGTGTCACAGTCGTAACAATAGTAGCAACAACTAACCAAGATAGTTTCGTTAAAATAGCCATCAATGTTCTTGTAAACTTAGCAAACCTAGACTCTTCTTCTTCCAAAAACATAAATGGGTTTTGACCATTATAAGCAGCTAAAACGTACTGGTTGTTGGTTTTAATAATCTTAACTACTGTATTATTAGAACCCGAAGACTCCTGTGTAAATAAGTCTGACTGATCAATAATAGCACGAACCTTAACGTCTTGGTCTGCTGTATTGTTACGCTGACCTGTAAAAAAGCGCAAAATAGTAAAGAAAGTATCTTTAGTAACTTTGACGCCTTTTCTGACCATTTTCCTAATAGCTCTTGCTATAGCTGCGGCTATTTTAAAAGCTATTTTCTTTAGATCAAGCCCTTTAGTAGTATCGACTTCTTCCCCATCGCCAAGAAGTCCGTCTTTTTCAACATCGACTCCTTGTTGACGCATTAAAGCCATAACACGCTGAGTATGAGGGGCTGAAAGCATTAAAGTCGACGACAAACTTTCAAAACTTTGATCAGATGTATTAACTCTCTGTACAGTTATGTGCATTTTATATGTACTCATATTATAGTAACTATGTTATCTACACAAGCTTTTTAACGATGAACTGTGTATTCTCAAACAAACGCTTTTCAAGGTGTGAAGAATATGACTTTGAATGAAAAGTACGTCTAGCATCGTCTTCGCTAAATATATCACCATCAGAGTCTGTTTTAGCGGTACGGTTAGCGTCTTCAACAGTAAACTCTCCCTCTAATGTGTCAAATCCCATGTCCTTATCGGAATAACCTTCTTCTTTTGCATACTCGCGGTAAATTTCATTCATAGCTTTATCCGAAGTATCTGGAACCATAGATTTGTTAGAGCTATTTTCATCGCCTGTATATGCTCTCCTCAAAGAGTTGAATACATATTTAATAACTTGGTAAAGCGCAAGTATTAACACATAAGCATAGAATAAGGCGTTCATCGTCATTATGGCTAAAATAATAATGATCGCAGTGACGCCAGAAATACCACTAGACGGGGTTATATTAGTAGTTGTATTTGATACTGCATAGTATTTCTTATGTGAGTGTATATAACTCTGAATTTCAGTTTTTATTTCACGGTAAGTAGGTTTAACTCCCGGCTTACGACCTCTATATTTTCTAAGAATATTCCTTGCTACAGGCATAGCAATAGCCTCTGCAAGATTCTTAGCATCAAGGTCACGTTCTTTAACAGTAAGACCACGCTTACGCAAAACGCGCATAATTTTGACCTTTTCTTCTCTGGACAACCGCACTTCTTTGATCATGGTATTTAGTTCCTTTAGTGAGCAAATTTTGCTTTGAACTGAGCTAAAGTAATGACAACAACACCCTTTTCTTTAGCTTTTTCTATCTTAGTTGAAGTATCAGACAATGAACTTACTATTAAATGTGTTACTGCGTTTGTAACTGAATTAGCAACAGACCCACCGTTATCTACAATATAATTTTCCAGCTCTTTGTCCCGTACCTTTGAAAATACTACCATAATATTATTAAGTTTAGTAGAGGAAAGTTTGGGCGGATTCCTAATAGACTCAATGTTGTGGTTAGCAGTAAGACCTATAGCTTGGATAAAAGCTTTGAATTTTGGAAGGTTGAGTACAATTTGTTGTGCTGTATTGTGGGAAAACCCATTCAAACTAGCAATATTATCCTCCAAAGTAGCAGCGTCTAGACGATTATGAATAGGTGTGGTCAGAATAGTCGGAAAATTGTTAAACAGGTCAAACAAGCGCCGTTCACCAATCCCACGACCAAAAATACCCGTACCGCTTGCTATAAGTGACAATGATGCTGTGGCAAGGCTATCGTGAATAGAATTGTGAATTTTAGTTGCCATCAACTTAGACAGACCAAGCTTGGTTTCAAAATCACGAACGGGCATTTTTATAAAAGCCGCCATTTTAGCATTGCCAGTATCTAGCATTTTATTAACTATAGACTCGCCAACATGCAAAGCTCCTATAGTCCTAAAGAAATGCAAAAACATTTCCACAACTTTTTGTCGTTCTAAAGCGCTATGTTCTGAGGCATGACCGTCCGAAGAAGAAACAGTTTCTCTTGAAGCGGATATAATAGTTACATGGTTATCGTCATACTCATAAGAACTACTGGGCATTTTCGGCTTATGCGCTGCTTTAACGACTTCCATGATATACGGAATAACATCGCCTGACTTTACAATCCGTATTTTAGCACCAGGGCCAATTGGTCTTGGTATTTTGTTTATCTCGCTATTATTGCGGTCTTTATAGGAATAACCGTTTTCAATGAAAAAAGCATTAAACCCGGTTAGGTAAGTAATAGTTGACCCACTTAAATGTGTGGGTTCTATCATTACTCTAGGCGCTAAGACTCCAGTTCTAGTGATACTCCAGATAACGTCTTTAACTTCTACAACTTTTTGTTCAGAAGTAGCGTTGTCTTTGAAAGCTTTAGCATATTCTGGACGATCATCATTAGTTCTTGTATAAGGCGTGTTTCTAACAACAACTAGACCATCAACATCGTACTTAGACCGTTCCTTTCTCGCGTGTAAAAAGCCACTAAGAAAAGTATCATCTGCCGTATCTAAGATCCTATGTTGTACTACAGTAAAACCATAAGCTTTAAGCTTTTGTAACTGTTGAACAGGAGTGTAGTTAGCAGTTGTCTGGTTGTTATCGTGAATAAGCTCATACGCTATGAAGATAGCATCTTCTAATGGGTTACGCTCAGTTTTTCCTGTCTTACTGTCTCCAAGTCGGTTTACCGCACCTACAATTAAAGCTCTACTATTAGAAAATCTTGCTGCACCTTGTTTAGGAGTGTTTAAATTAGATTTATAAGTATTTTCAAATGTAGCACGGTTCATGATTAACTCACCACGCACTGCAATATGACCAGAGTTAGCTGGTAAAACCTGTGGTATAGAGTTAATATTTTTAATAGAGTCAGTTACTTCTTGTCCAGTAGTACCGTCACCGCGAGTATACGCTTTAAAGGAGTTTTTTTCGTAGACAATTAACAGCGATACCCCGTCTAGTTTGTCCATTACTAGCCAGTTACGCTTGTTTAAAGCATACCAGCGCTGAGCTTCTGGTGTATTTGGGTGAAGTTTGTCTAAAGACGGAAGGTAATAAGGAAGCCTTACCTTCCTTTTATCCCGTGCGCTAACAGCTGATCCTACTTTATTAAAGTAAACATGGGTCGGCGCATGTAGTCTAACAGCATTTCTGAAAGCGTCATAAGTAGCATCACTGACGATAGGCTCACCTTTGTTATAGTAAACGCTGTCCATTTCTTCCAACGCCAATATTAAAGTGTCAATATCAGCACTTTCTGCGTATTTATGTGGGTTGGACTTTAATGCTTTCCAGTTAATAACACCCGAACTTAGTTCTGGCCTTAGACGATTAATAGTCTTGGTCATTGGGTTTCTACGAGACTTTGGGCTAGATACAGATTCATTGGTAAATTCTGTAATAGAAATTTTCATGTTTGATTACTCCTTTGTTAAAGTACTGTACAAGGTTAAGTTAACAGCATTAACTTAACCTTGTACACAATCAACCTTGCTCGTTAAGGAGATCAAACAGCTTTCTATTTAAGAATACTTTGCTAGTTAAGGATATGTGTGTATCGTTACCACTCTTAATATACTCTAATAACTCGTTATTGCTAGTAGTGTCAATAAACATGTCTATATAAAGAGGTAGTTCTTCTACTCCTGTATTACTATCGGCGCTATCTTCCTTAGCTACATCCCAATCTAAACTGACATTATCTAAGTCGCCGTCTTCAAGTACCCTAGAACCTTTTATTAGGTCTTTCATGTATTTTTTATCATGAAAAGTATATATAGTATTGTCTATAAAAATTGTATTTTCTGTTTCATTTACTCCATACACATCGTCTGTCTCTATAAAGTTGTTACCATCAATGTCAAACGAATCAGACCTAGTGTAAGTTAAGCATTTCCAACTGTTATATACAATTTCCTCGTATTTAGTTGCGTCTATATTGTACAACTTTTCTTTATAGACTATAGTTCCGACCGTACCTTTATGTACAGTGTCTTCAAAAGATTTTCGTAGTTTATCAGAATACTTAAGTATGCCGAACGTATCGCCTGGTTTTATACTTATACTTTTTGCCTTTATGCCAGCAGGCGGGTCTATCACCAAAGGTAGTAAAGACGAGTTAACCCTAAATGAAAAATTATTATAAGACTTTACATCCAAAGCAGGATTTTTTGTTTTCTTTAGCCCTTGTTCAGTATCGCTTTTTACCTTTAAAATTTGTTGCATTACAGCTTTTAGCTCAAGGTCACAAAAACCGGCAGCGTTAGATTGACTAGTAAACTTATCCATACCAAGCTTACTAGCTCTAGCTAAAGCTAGATTCATATTACATAAAGAATACTGTGCAACTCTGGATACTGTGCCATCTTTAGCAGTAGAAGATCCATCGTAAAAGTCTAGCAGAACATAGTAAGAGTCAGGATCAAACCTATTTATTCTATTATTACTGATACTACCATCTTTACTTGGAGCTTTTTCAGTTACTGCTAAATACCTAGTTTGAATTTCAGAATCTGTCATAGTTTTTATACGACTATGCCCTATTTTAGTATAGAAGTCGCCACGGATAGATATAGGGTCAAACTTAAATACATTACCTATTTTAATTGATGTTTTTTGAACATCTCCAATAGTAGTCCGTTTGTATAAGCTAAATACATCTTTAGTATCATCTGGATGTATGTTACCAGTCGTATCATCTACACGTATTTGTTTGCCGGAATAATAAGACGACCTTACCATTCTGGCATTTTCTTCTTTATAGTCAGATTCTTTACCGTTGCACAATGTTATCCACTTGTCTGATTCTTTTTTATTATTCAGGTGGTCAAGTATAATATTGTCCTTTTCTAACAAAGTAACAATCTGTTTAACTACTTTTTCTGGCGCGTTAATCAAGCCAAGTGTCTTCAACTGTTTGTCAGACAGACCCTCATTTAACAGCAAGCCGTCTATACCTAAATACCTAATAATATTTAAAGAATTTTTTGGTCCTTGTTCAGCAACTGCCCATAATACCCTATTCTTTCCGAACTTATCTGTGTCCACTGTTATAGAAAAGAACATTACGCGGTTTCCGGCAAGCAAGAAAGGCAATCTATTTCTATAAGAAGATTCTACTTTATCGTGCCAATCGAGTTTACGCTGTTCAATAGCCTGTGTGTCTACAAAGCCTTTAACTTCTACTTTATCGACACTTTTACGTTTATCATTGTCATAGTATTTCACAGTAGTATATTTAGTATATTTATAGTTGTCAAGTTCTTCTTTTACTTGACGATTTGTTAAAGGCGCAGGCCGAGCTTTATCTGCCAAGAACTTAAACCCAGAATATTCAGGCTTAGTATCACTCTCTAACGAACTTTCATAAGAAGTTTGTGCAAGCTGCGCTAAGTTTCCAGTTTCTGGAAACATATTTTTGTACTTAGATAAGTCCACACCATACTCTTTCATGTGCTTGGCGTGACTGTCTACAGATATGTTAACTGTATTGGTTTTTTTGTTTTCGTCAAGCACAACAGGCTTAACTGTTGCTTCAATATCAACAAAAACATCGAGGTTAGACAATCTCTTAGAGTCTAGAACTGCTTTAATCCAGTTTTGTTCAACCATACCTGTAACAACAGACTTTAAGTTTTGGTCTTTAGGGTCGATATAGCTGTCTTTTTTGGCAGAAAAGATACTTTCATTACCAAAGTCTAGTACCAAGGCTTTGTTAAAGTCATATACAAGTTCTGTTGGTGTAGGGATAGCATTAACTACTGGATTGGTAACAACAGGGGGTGTTGATACCCAGTATAAAGACGTTGCGGCATCAATAGCCGTTTTTGTTCCAATATCTACAAAGTACTTAGAAGCTTCAGTTAAGTTTCTATTGTCTTCTACTTTGTATAGTGTCAACTTAAACCAGTTTTCTGAATTCCAAGTTTCCTCAAGGGCAATAACACAAGGTTTGTTAATAGTTATTTTTTTACTAGTTCCTGGGGAACTGACTTTAAAGTCGTCATATGGGAAAGCCTGAAAAGCCAAAGGTGGTGTATTAAGAATCCTATTGGTTTCTTTCTTTACACCTGGAGTGGTGTTTTCTGTAGCTACAAGTTTGCTGTAGTCTGATTGTGATACCACGAATTCTTTAGTTATTCTATAGGCACCACTGCTACTAACCATTTCCTTTATTTCTACTGACGCATATGAAGATGCAGACCTTATTTGCTTGGGGTGGAGTGTGACTCGGTAACTTGTTTTATACTCACCGTGTTTCCCATTGCGAAAAATAAATGACCCTGCGCCATCGTTAGGGTAGATGTAAGAAGTCGGTCTTACTTCTAGGTTTTTGTTTCCAGAGTACAAAAAACTTTGTGGATCACGGTTCCCTTCTACAGTATCTATAAAAGGTTCAGTTTCCGCAACTGGAGGTTGTTCTACGTCAGGAGGAAGATTATTGTCTGTATTGTTACTATTAGTATCGGTTGTATTGTCTATTTCAGGGGTATAGTCAGCCAATAAACCCTCAAACTGAACAGTATTTAACTCACTGCCATTTATAAGGTGCTCGTACTCTGGCTTATATATATTATGCTTTTCACCATCGAACCATACCACAGCATGTAACGGTCTTCCAGGAAGATCTTTATTTCCACTAACACCATTAAGCCTGATTCCAAAAACATTACCTTTTTCAATGGAAAAAGTTACTTCTCCTGTTTTTGTTTTACGCTCCAAAGAATACTCGCTAGTAAATATCCTCCATTCAAGTTGGTTGAAGTCGACCAACTTTTGTTGTGCAGTGTTTACTTTTCGACTAGGCAAACGCTTTTCTGAAAGTGCTTTTGGACTACCTATGGTAAACTCTAAGGGTGCATGTTTACCGGCTGGAAGTATTATTATTGTATCAGAGAAGCTACCAGGCAACTTTTGAAGCCTAACTTTATTTTTAGGTAGCACATTACCCTTAACAAAGTTAAGCAAAATTTCAAGGTTGGATTCAGGAATATTATATAATAAATGCTGAAGGTCTTCTGTAGCATACCTTACTAACCTAGAAGCTTTTACTCCTCCGCCTAGTTTTTGTTTACGTGTATGAAGAAGCTTAGATACACCGAATATAGTGCCTTTATAAATGGAAAAGCCGTATTCACTTTTTAAAGAAGCTTTATCCTTAGTAACATGAAAAGAATCAATGTCAGACTCTCCGACAAACTTAAACCAATAATAATCATGTGGCCTAAGTACATTGACTTCTTTCAGTTCTGGCGATGTAGACTCTGAAATATACTTCAAAGTAGATTGGTTTGAAGTATAATGATTACTAACTTTATTATTATACGACGCAGAGCGTGGAAACACTCTGTCTAAAACTTTCATAACATTTAAAACTGACATATTCTTTCCTTAAAGTGTTATATTAATTGCTCAGACTATAAAATTAAGTGGTTAGGATTAACCACCATGTACATAACCACGTATATAGTCATCTTCAGGACAAGCTGTTGAGGGTTCATTTACAGTTCCCCATACATAACAGTCATCAGAAATTGATGTAATGACTATAGATGCTTCATCATACCCTTTCAACAACGCTGCATCCTTAGCCTCTTGCATTGTGCTAAAATAATCGGCTTCTTCACAACCATATTCAGTTATATTAGCAGGAAAACCAGACTTAACAAACTTATACTCATTTTTAACGTCTTTAACTACAAACCTATTTGGTCTTTTTATGTAGTTTAAGAGTTTTATATAAAAAAGCGCATTAGGTCGCGCAATTGGCTGTATAATATTGCTTATTTTTAAACTGTCTATAGAATGGTGTAAAGGTTGCAAATTATCTACAGCTATAAGGACGTTCAAATAAGTAGGATTTAGTATTCTTAAATACTTCAAGTCTGATAAATAAACAGCTTTTAAGTTGTCTGCTGTGTGAATTTGTTTATTTTTAGCGGGGAACAACACTTCGCTCAAATGTGACACATTAATATTAGTCGCTAAAAGAACGTCAGTTAAGTGAAAAACGTTTAAATAATCAGGAGGTAACTGATCTGTCAAATGAAAATGGTTTAAGTAATCAGGAGGTAACTGATCTGTCAAATGAAAATGGTTTAAGTAATCAGTCTGTCAAATGAAAATGGTTTAAGTAATCAGGGGGTAACTGATCTGTCAAATGAAAATGGTTTAAGTAATCAGGGGGTAACTGATCTGTCAAATGAAAATGGTTTAAGTACGCGGCTAAAAGCTGATTACTCACGTGTAGTTGTGAGCAGTATGTTGAAAACATTTGTTCTGATAGATGATATTGATGCAAATAACCCATCGTTGAAATTTCAGAAGCCACATAAGAATGACTAGCTATCGCCGCAAATGCTTCTGAAAACCGATAAACTATTGCATTTATTGTTGGCTTAGCTATATCTGTCGTAAACAGCGAATACGTTATAGATTTTATGGCTTTGTCTATAGAAGCCATTGATTTTAGTTTTATCTCAATACTAACCGTACTCATAACGGAATCCGTTACCTTTATACTGTCAACAAGTGCTGGAAAAGCTTCTATATTTGTTAATATTGCTCTTTGGCTATCAGACAAACCTGCTATTATTGTATTTAACTTAACATAATAAGAAGCATCTGTTTTAGCAGCTATTGCTTCTTTGTGCCTTAGTATATCCCTATACATAGACCTGTGTGTGGATAAGTTATCAGTGTTCGCCACTACAGCGAGAATAGAGTCTGTATAACCGACTATTGGCATTACATCTTTTAAGTCGTAAGTATATATTTTATTAAGTGTTTGTATACCTTGTAAGTTATGGTTCGTTACATAGGTTGTATCGGTTTTTATACGAACACTATTAAAATCAAGTAAAGAAAGATACTGTGTATTAGACTTCATTGCAAAGTTATCTACTACAGACAGGTCAGTATACTGTGTATTAGACTTCATTGCAAAGTTATCTACTACA